ACGGCGGTTCCTTTAGAACCTAAGTTTTGAATAGTCATTAGTCAGTTACCTCGGGGGTAGAAGTTGATTTAGCTTTAGTAGCTTTTTTAGCTTTTGGTTTTGCTTTTGGTTCCTCTTGTTGAACCTCACAGACAACAGCCTCCTTTGCCTGTCCTGAATTAATTAGCTGTCTTGTTTCAGAGGGGGAAGCCTCAACAACCTCCCCAATCTGAACGACTTCGCCTTTTAATCCGAATGAACTTAAGGCTTCAATCTTCATGCCTAAGCACCGAGACAGAAACTAGCTGGATGTTTTACCGCGACGTCACAATCTTGTAATACACGAACGCGAACATTTCCAGAAGCACCGCCTGTATATGGGTCAACTTGAAGATCAAGCCCTGACCAGTAGCCAAGAATCAATTCAGACCAGTTACCAAAGAAAATATCTCCAGCTTCGACCTGATTTGAGACGTAAAGTGGATAACCGTTAACGACTCCATCTTCATTAACAAAGCGACCAGAACCAGAATCTTTAGTCTTAACTTTCATCGCTCCGGCAATGTTGGCTCTAGTTACATAAGCAAGAGAACCAGTCAAAGCGTTAGCAACAGAAATATCAGATTCCATGTTGACCACATCGCCAAAACTAGGATCGTTATTACCAACGTTTTCAGTAGCTATGCCTGTTACGTTATGCAAGCCAAGTGGTTCAGAACTAGAGCCTAATCCGTAAAGAGCTGCGCGATCTATTTCGAGAGCAACAGATGATGCAAGTGAAGATCTAACAAGTGATTCAACATCTAAAGAAGACTGAATAAGTAGCTTCCTAGAAATATCTGTCATTGCGCCAATTGTGCGAGGTGTCATGTTGACCTGCTCAATTGTCATATCGGATTCGGTTACATTTGAACCCTCGCCGACCCAGTAGCTAGTTTGCTGAGATCCTTGTCTAGGAATTGAAATGTTTCCAGAAAGGCCAGTCAAAATTGTTGATCCTGTTTGAGCCAATACAGACGCATTTTTCAATAGACTTATAAAATCGCTACTTAACTCTGTTGCAACTAAATTACCGCCCGCTGTATCGGGTGAGGTTTGCATGTCCCTTTTGAAGACCTCGTTAGGAATTGTGATGCCTCTAGATGCTCTACCTAGTTTTTGTGCGGCGGCTTCAGATGCTTCTATTTCAAAAGCAGCGGCCTCACGCTTTGCAGCGCTACCGGGATTAGCAAGGTAGTCAATAGCTCTAAGAACTGAGAAGCTACGTGTTTCGGCTTGAGTTAAACCGATGTCAGTAGCATCAGCCTTTGGTGCGATTGCTTCAGGCTTCCACTCGCGAAGAACAGCTTTATTGAACTCGTCAATGCTTCTTTCTTCTTTAATGTAGGTTTCGCCTAAATCTTGGAGATTGTATTTAGCGGCAACAGTTTGGATTTCTTGGATTCTTGAACGCTCAGCTTTGATCACTTTTTGGGTGTCAACTTCTGAACGCACCTCCAATTTTTCAGGGTTAGCGGTCATTGATTCGACTACAGGGTTTACAGGCGCATCAGAAGATGCTGAAACGTCGGAACGTTCCTCTTTAGACATATTAGATGTTGTTTCTAAAGGAGCCGTATTATCTTTTGATCTGTTTATCCCAACGCTTGCATCTGCTGGAATTGCAACGGCGCTAATTTCGAAACCCTCCCATGACTTTACGATCATGTCATCAGATTCTTTTCGCTGTTCTGTTTCCTTTACCATGTACCCAAAAGATATGTTCCTGATAATTCCGTTTTTAATATCTCTAAATTTTGACGCCGCAAATTCTTCCTCGCTAAATCTAACTTTTGCATAACCGCGTTTTTTCTTTTCATCAATCCAAGCACGCTCAACAACACCGATCACCTTGTCGGGGTCATGGTTCCAAAGAACAGGAGCGCCATCATTTAAACGCCTTAAATCTGCGCTTCCTTCTCGATGCTCAAGAATTTCATTACCAAAATACCTTTGAACAGGCTGTTCAGAACTAAACGGAAATTCAAGCGTTCTATCTTCTTTCTCTACTTCTCTTACTTCTAAATTAAAGTCGCGTTGAACTAAGTTCTTTTCATAATCACGTTTCGTCATCTTCCTTAGAATCCGTAGTAGTTGTATCTACTTTAGATGCAGTTTCAGGCGACGTATTAACTTGATTGTCAAAAGACAAACCAAAACTTTCAGCCATAGAAATCTCATTTTTACGCGCAATTAAAAATTCTTCTAAATCAATACCAGACATTTCACTCAATACCTGCGACTGAGTTTTAAACCCTGCTTTTACTGCTAATTGGGCCGCTTGTGTTTCTTTCATGGGGTCTACCCATCCGTAACCTCTGAACATCCACCGCGCCATATGGTATCTGCTAGTTTCTGTTTGATAATTAGCCAATTGCAACGCGCCGGATAAAACGGCAACTTCCAACCATTCTTTATAAACAATATCTAAAAACGATTCTCTTAATTGATATTGAAGCGCCTTAAACGCCTCTTGATCTTGCAACAAGCTTAAACGCGAACTACTGTAATTAGTCTTTGAGTAGTCGCGGGAAATCGTTTCATAACTGCATCCAATACCAGCGGCAAGAGCGCGAAGCATGGCAGCAAGGAAAGGTTCAAACTGTCCGCTTGACGTATCAAGATTAGGGACATGAACACTTTCGCCCGGTGCTAAATAAGCTACCTTGCCCGGACTTAGATCAAAAACTCTTTCACCGTCTTCTACGTCGCTCCCCTCTAATTCACCTTCGGGGCTTTGTATCCATGCCATTTGTGCCGACGAAACACGCTTAGAAATAATTTCACTTTGTTCATAACCTTCTAAATGGTGCATTCTTTGAATAGCGCTTGCCATCCACGGCACCCCGCGAGTCTGTCCGGGTCTGTCGAATTTACAAAGGTGAATAATATCTTTTGCATTAATAAAAATATGCTTCTTCCCGTCGGTTGGTTGATTAACAAAAAAGGTATCTCCGGGGTGTCTAGTCAATAGCGCGTATTTCTGAGGTCTTCCCCAATCATCCAAAAGCACACCCATCTTCCATTGCCAACCCTTTCTTTCTGCTTTCCCCTCGTAATCCTCGTCGATCATATCCGCTTCTAACAATTGCAAAGCAAAAGGAACGGAACTATTACCAAATTTTTGACCTCGAATAATTCTTATAAATACCTCGCCTGATTCAGCCCAATTAGAAACAGCAGCCCGACAAAGATCATTCCAACATAGTTTTCCCGCTACGTCGCATGAATCAGCCTTGCCCCAATCTGCCCACGCCCTTTCTATTTGATCGTTAACACGTTGGTTTAATTTTCCTCCGCGTTGCTGCCTGACTTGGGCCTGTAAACGAACGCCAGTTCCTACAACGTTATCGGTAATCGCCCTAATTGCGTTTTTGCAATAATCAACATCCCGCGTTAATTGCCTAGATCTATTACGCAACTTTTTAAGGCTGCCTTTTATATCGCTATCGGCTGAATTGGTACTTGTAACCCAACCGCTAGTAAGGCGAGATACTTCCGCACCTGCATACTCTCTTTTTCTTCTTGGTTTTATTGCTCTTGGGTTTGGTTCCCATAAAGCCGACCATGCGTTAATAATTCCCATCAGTTAAACCTCACATACATTGCAGACGGATTACCCAGACCGTTAGCTATTAAGTCCGCTTTTTCTTCACGCTTTAATTGATATTTCAAACGACTTTCTAAAGCCATCAAATCAGAAAGATCATATTTTTTAAGGCTTCTACCTGCAATTGAATATTCTTTAACAACACCGCCACTTACTAAAGTTCTAATTGCTGATTTAATCGCGTCGAGGTCTTGTTCTGTTTGGCTTTTTCCTTGCAGCGCTCCGGGCGTTCCTGTATAAGCGAGGGCTTGAAGAACTTCTAAAGCTCCACTCCCAACAATATATTTTTCTGATCCTTTACTAACCTCACAATTAAAGAACCAATCACCCGCGTCAAAACCTGCGCTATCTGTTGCGCTAATAGTAAATTCCCAACCTGTTCCGTAGGTTGAACCCGTCGCGGTGTGTCCCTCCGAAGCCGTATTAGTTCTTAAATAAAACTTCATTGCCCATGAATCGGTGCTTTGCAACGCATCACCAAATGGGTCAACTTGGCTTGATTCTCTCCATTTAACTGTGCTTCCCGCACGTATCGAAGCCGGGATATTCACGCCGACCTCTTACCAATGAGTGACATAACTTTTTTTTGCGGCCTTACTATTAGATTTTAGACGCTGTTTTTTAGACGAATTAACGGAATTTAAGAGCTTATTAGCGAAGATTTGGAAGAATTTACCGCGTGGGAAGCGTTGATAAAGATGATTAAGGGCCGCATAGGCATAAACAGCAGTGTCTAACGCCTCAACGTTTTGATTCTTTTTCTGAACGTATTGCGTACCCCTCCCACTTTTCTTTAAAACCTTTCTTTCTCCCGTGAATTGTTTAAAATATTCTTCCGTTGTTTGCGCGTGAAAATGTAATTTATTATTAAACTTAAGCCTACTATACAACACATCTTTAATAGTGTCAGTTCCAACCATATAAACAATTACACCGCCTTTAATTGGTTTACCTCTATAGTTCAAATCAACTTTTGAACCGCGTCCTATCGCTGGCTGTCCTGATTGACTACTTCCCTTGATTCCTATAACGCCCGACCCTTTTCTAGCCCTGCAATAGTTGTAAACCGAGTTGGTTGACGTTCCGCCTGTATCTATCGCACAACATTCAACTTTTAATTTGCCGCCGTTTGGATGTTCCCATTCAGCCGTTAACAAAACATCTAACCCCTCCCAGACGGTGCTTTGATGCGCGTCCCCAAAAATTACATCATGCTGGATTAAATACATGTGTTCCTCTAAACCTATCCCCCACGTCGAGATTTCGATTCTCTCCCCTTTCGTACCTCCGCCACCCTGCACATCTACCCCCTGAACTAAGCAAACAACATCTTCAGGGATAGTGCCGGGTAAATATTTTTCGCACTTCTCTAACATCTCCTCGGCTGACAATTGCGATTGATATGACTCATCAAAGGTTTCAGCTAAACGGGTATTAACAAAGGTTTTAAATAATGGCGCGTCTTCCTTAGACCGTAGAAATTCCTCAACTAATTCGGGCCAACTTAGCCACCCCGCCGGACTATATAAAGAACTCATTTGAAAACCCGCCGTCTTCCTTGTCATTGGTTTCTCTGCCCTCCACTCACCTTGTCTAAGCATTGATGTTTTATGTGATTCGTTGAATCTTTCCCCACAATGTGAACATTCATATTGAGCCGTCGAGGCGTCGCGGTTTTCCCATTTCATTTGACCCCAAACAAGGGTTTGATATTTTCCACAACAAGGCGATTTAACAAAGAACTTGCGGCGGTCACTTGCTAGGTACTCTGATTCAACGCGGCTAAACTCTTTTAGAGTTGGTGTACTTGTCATTAATATTTTTTTCCTACTGAAAGTTGAAGTTCTTTTGATGGCTAATTCGCAGGGATCTCCTTCACTTACCCCGCCGGAGGTAGACGCATCAGCCGGATATGAATCAATTTCATCAAGGAATAAATAACGAACTGGGGCACTTCTTAGCCCTGCGGGTGAGTTGCTTCCTGTCAACATCAATATTCCTGAAGGGTACTCTTTTATGAACATCGAATTACTTGCATCTCTTGATCTTTGCGGTGCAATTTTCGCTTTAATGACTGGCGTTTCTTCAAAGGCAGGCTCTAACCTTTGACGGCTCATTCTTTTAACCATATCCAACGAGGCAGCAACACAAAGGATGGGGGCCGGACAATGATCAATCGTATAAAGCAAAAAGTTGATACCCATTTCTGTTTTTCCAAGTTGGCTACCAAACATCAAAACAACTCTTTCAACATCGCTATTCGTCACGCTTAATAGGTCTTGGCATTCGCGGAGATAAGGAGTCCTGCTCGTGCGCCACCTGCCCGGTTCGCTAGATCCTTTAGAACTTAAACGCCTGTGCTTGTCGCTCCATTCGCTAACCGTCATCGGCGGCGGCGGAATAATGCCCTCTAGAAATCCTTTTGCAAATGGGTTCATGCTGCCTCTACAAAACTTTCTAAACAAGAATGAATCTCTTTCCTCAATACCCCATCTATTGCCGTTGCATCAGTTTCACTAGCAAATAAATTACTAACCCGATCAGGCAACGTCAAAAACGCCTCACGAATACCAACCGCTAATTCAAAACTTTTCTTCTCTACTTCCTTTGCACTAATTAATTCTTTCTTTTGCTGCAATACCTGTATCCTTGCCAGCTCCGCTTTATAAAATTCGTTTTTCGCACGTGAAATATTGAAATCCGGTATTTGATCGGCTGGCATATCCTGAACTTGTTTCTTTAGTTCTTCTCTTGTTTGCGTAGGGATATTAACTTTATGCGCTATAGGTGTCGTTTTATCCCACAACTCCAATCCTAAATCTTTGTCAATAAACTTTTTCTTCCCTCTGTTGACAACGGCGCCCTCTAGTTTTCCCATTTGCACAGCCTTAGAAATCCGTTGGCGCGACAAGCCTTTGACCTTTGCAAAGTCGGTAATACTTAAAAGCATTTAGTCATATGTCAACACCCACAGTATAGAGC